ATGGCGCTGTAGTGCTCCGGCATCCTACGTGTGCTGGAGGGTATCGTTTATCTTTGTCTTTATTTAAGAAAATCGTGCCGTCTAAGCCTTTGCATATATTACTTGTTCGACCATCTAAAGTTGACACCCATTCGTAACCGATAACAATATCGTCGTTTTCTTCATAAGTTTTTTGTCGTGCGATATTGCTAACATGATTAGTCGCAGTACGTACCATTGATTTAATGGCTCGCTTATTCTGCTTATCTAGATACCCGTCTTTCCCTGCGATATCTCGCGCTATTTGCTGTGAAGTCCTACCCGTCATAAATCCGACTTTTATCAAGTCTGATACTTTCTTAACCTGAATAGCTTCCATTTCTTTAATGTAAGGTTGTAATAAATTTACACCACCTTGACCAGGTATAACTAAAGGAGTGGAGTTCACACCGGCCCATAATTGAGCTGGAGCTGAAGAAGTTAATTCTACCGATGATTTAATGACTGACTTTAAGCTGTCAATAGTAAAATCACCTTCACTAATAGCAAAGGCTTCTAGCTCGGATAAGATGGCCTTATCGTTATAATCACCATACAGGGCCAGCGAAATACTTCTGAACTCTTTTATTATCTGATTAATACGCCTGATACTTTGAGTTGTGTCAGGAGCATCAAGCATAATCAAGCGCAATTCACGCTTTAACTTTTCAGAGTATGGATTGAATAAATTAGCGAGATAGCCAGCAAACCTGTTTACATAGATTGAATGCCTACTTGCTTGTTGAATTGGGTCAGCCATTATTCAATATTCGTCGTTTGCTGTGCTATCAATGCTTGCTCTTCTTCATACGTTCTTTCAGTGTTTGCTACTTCGCCTTTCTGCATTAGCTCATATAAAGTTTGCCCGCTGATAGTATTTTCAGATTGCACCGCTGCCATTAGTGCTGTTAATAACTGCGGGCTCATTCCAGTGGGGTTGTAGTCTGTATTAAGGCTGTACACCGTATCTTCTGCACCATTCATCCACATGCTTGCAAAGTTACACGCACGAGTTAATACTTCGCTTACTGTATTGGCTACATTTGCAGTAGTTGAGTTTTGAGCCACTTGGTCTAATGCTTTTGCTTCGCCTGATTCTGCACCACTAACTCTAGGCTTTAACATTTCAGCACCTAATGCTGCCATGCGCTGCTCAGTATCTTGTAATGCTATCCTGTGGCTATCTGCGTTACCGTCTGGCTGTAAGACTCCAAAACTTGACTCACTACCACCATTCCACTTTACACCATTACCAACAACCATGTTCTGACTTTCGCCACTATTTACGCCTGTCTCATAATAGATAATAAATGACGAATAATGCAGCTTAGAGCCGTAATCAGCGTAAATATTATAGTGTTGAAAGTTACAATCAACCAAATCATCAATGACCGCTTTAGTGCCTTCATCAGCCTGTAGCCAGAAAAAAGGAATTTCAGTGGCATTTTTACCGTTAATGATTACTGGTGCTGCATCTTCGATTACGTTTTTATCTTTGTTATATAATGACTGATGATAAATGCCGCCAATTAATTCTAATACTCGATACTGCTTTTCGCTTTCAACTTTAAACCCGTTTCTTTTGGTTGTTGATTCTACTAGGACCAACAAAGACAAAACTTCCTTGTTATTTATGATTGTGTAATCCCAATTGATTATCGACTCAAATTTATAATGTAATAATTTAGGGCGCAAGTTTGACTGCTCAACTTCTAACTCACTTGCACCTTCTGGAGTTGATGGTCTTGCAACTAAAACACCCGACCAAACAGATTGAAAAGCATCATTAACCAATTCGCTAGCAAAGTCATTTAATGACTTACCTTTGCCGTCAACATTCTCTTTAAAGTAATCAATTTGATTAGGTAGCTCTGACACTGGAGGTTTAGCGAATATCAAACCAGACAAACCCGTCACCGTTCGCCCTGATGCACCGTAAAAGTAAGCGTTGTGCAAATACTTATCATATTTAGCTTTGCCCTCTGCCGTTAAAGTGGTCGAGTAATCAATCCTTGCAATACCATCCGCATTGTAAGAAGTTGAACACATCATAGAAGCAAGCGGCATTAAAAACTTAGTGCCGCCTTTTCTAATAGCTCGCTGACCTTGAACCGCTGCACGATTAGCTAATTGATATGGTAATAGCTCCGTGTATTCTTCTCTCTGTTCTGAAACGTCTGTTGACATGGTAAGCCTTAAATTAGTTGTTATATCGGCTTAACCGATGATTTTTTATCATTATACATTATTATACAATTAGTTGCTGCACGTGTGTATTACCTTGTCGCTTACTTTCTGTAACAGCTAAATACCTGAATGAATCAGCACCATCACTAGCCCAATCATGTAATGGTTTATCACGCCAACAGCCCAGCTTATCATTCCATTCTTTACGGTACGATTCTAATGCCTTTATACCTTCTTCGCATGATTCATCAAATACGCAGCGAGGCAATATGCCACGCACTAATTGAATTCCATCATCAACGCCAAGCTTCGGTACTATTTCAAAGTCAGCACGATATGTTTTACCCATGTACTCTACACCTTCACGCGCCAATTCTTTTCTGGTCTTTCCGTTGCTGCCAAATTCCCTGTTATTCATATCATGAGGGCCATATCTTTGGCGAATGCGCCACTTATTCCTTTCTGCTAGTTCATCGATATATTTCATATAGTGACCCAGGCCTTCGCCGCTATTAGCGTAATAATGCAACAAATGTATCTCATTGCCAACTTTTCTATAAAACCACAAAGCGGTTGAATCGCCTACACCAATATCAGACTGAACAAATACATCGCCTTTATTATCGTATGATGTTAAATCAATTATACGGCCGTCTTTGTATATCTCTGCGAACTGTTGAGAATAATATGCCCCGCTTATTGATTGTTCAAACGCCTCCTTTGGTGTTGACGGGTATTCTCTGCGCATATCGTCGCCTAGAATCGCCCACTTAGCCGAGTACCACGCCTTTTGCCTATCATTGAGTGTAACGCCTTGCTTAAACTCCAACTCATCAAAATATTTTTGTAATGAAGGAAGTATATCGCCGTTAATTTCATACTCAGGACGTTGCCACCAACTAAAAAAGTGAAACCTAAAATCTAATATTGACAGCTTTTTTTTTAAGTCTTTTAACTTCTTGGCTGTTTGGCAGTATTGAAAGAAATAACCCTCTTTACCCTCTGCCGTTGATTCTAATGTTATTACCCCGCCTTCTGCCGGTACTGCTTCAAATGCGCCTGTTACAATTTCCTGTGCCTTGTCTGGGTATTTTTTACATATTTTTCCAAACTCTGAAACGTGTAATGATTGCAAAGTATCGCCACGGTATGACGTGCCAACCTTGATAGATGAGCCATTGCTAAAAACGTAAGCGTTACCTTTGTCACTGGTTGGTGTTGGTAACTCGTACCCAAGTTCTGATATTAATAACTTTTGATCATCAGTAATATTGTTGTAAGCAAACTTTATTTTATTTCTAAATATATCTTTAGCTGAATCCATATTGTGACAGATACAGCCAGCACTAAAGTTTTCAATAAATAAGCAATCATCCAGATCACTTATCATTTTAAATGTGGTAAACCCTAACTGCCTAGCCTTGAGTATTATATCTCTACCATGTTGGCCACAATAAAATTCTTCTTGCTCAGCGTTAGGAGTAAATAAAACCTTTTTGCCAGCTTTGTTTTTAATATTGTAAATAGTATTTAGGCGAAACCATTTATACGCCATTGCTTCAGCTAAGTCTTCATAACTTAGTTGCTCAATATTATCAATGTACCATCTAGCTTTTTTATGATTATCTGAGACTTGCACCCGTCAACCTTTTAGCTAATGAGTTAGATACTTTTAGTGTTGTTTCGCTAGTAGATTTCTCATTGAACGCCTGAACATTTACATGCTTTCCAATTAGCTCTAGTGCCTTACCAGCTCCTGAAGGGCTAAAGTCCTCACCATCTACCATGCACCTCAATAAAAGCTCATTACTCATTCTAAGTACGTATGATGCATCTATCTTGGTTTTTTCTGCCCTTTCTTCCATTGCCTTGGCTATACGCGCCTGTATTAATGGTTTTATAAGGTTTTCATTGCCAATCGAGTGGGCTGTCTTTTCTGAGTAACCAGCGCGTATAGCTGCTTGCGTTGCGTTTAAATCAATTAGATATTCTAAGCAAAAAAGCTCCTGCTTATCTGTAAGTTTAGGCTTTGCCATTTACTACCCCTTTAGGGTTTATATATACGGTGGGGAACTATGAATTCCCCGTTGATTTAATTGAAGTTTATTTTTACGCTGTCACTGTGATATTAACCGTACCAGCAGCATTAAACGTAACAGTTAAATCGTTATTTACTAAATCAATAGCATCACCATCAGCAGCGCCTAATTGTATGGCGTGATAACAGTCATTTGTAGCCGTTGAATTAATAATTAATAATGTCTTAGCTGTTGTCGGGCTTCCTGCTAACTTAGTTAAGCTGATATCAGTAAAATCTAACTTTGATACGCCTGCCGCGATGGTCCAAGCGTTACCTGGTAAAGCATTACCACCCGCAGCATAATTACCCCCTGCCGCAACTTCTGTAAATGAAGCGAGGGCTGGGTCAACTGTTGCCTTGCTTACTGTAGAATATGCGTCTGTAATAAATGCGTATTTAAACGTATCATTAACGTTATCGTATAATTTCTTACCAGCCTTAAACGGGTAATAATCGAATGTTTTTAAGCTACCTTGTGCCATGATTTCTTCTTCCTATTTAAAACTTACTGTTATTGTATCAGGTTTAAAGCCTGCTGTATAAATGTTGTCAGCGAATGAGGTTGTAACATTGCCTATAACTTGCCCTTCGCCAATACTAACGATTACTGGGTAACTATTATAAACAATTGAACCTAGCGTTGATGTAATATCAATTAAGCCAGATAGTGTAACCGCTGTATCTTGGCTAGTGTAATCAATCGTGCCTAACGTGGCGTTTATTATTGTTTCGCTAGACAGGCTTATTATAGCGTTATTAGACGTGTAATTTATAGCGCCTAATGTGGCGATTATATCTACATCGCCTGTTAAACTTACCGTAGTACTTTGAGATGAATAGTTTATTGATCCAAGTGTGGCAAATACATCAAGCGAACCTGTTAGTGATATTGACGCATCTTGGCTTGAATAACTAATAGTACCCAAAGTTGTGCTTACATCTATTACACCAGCAAGTGAGACGGTAGTGTCCTGGGAAGTGTAACTAATTGTTCCAAGTGATGCTGTTACAGTTACCCCGCTACCACCTGAAAAACCAGTGCGCCTTAGTATCTTATTGCCGACAATAGAAAGCGTGTTTTCGTTATCTTCGTATATCTTACCGCCTGCAATATACTTTGACATTACGCCACCACATTAACAGTAGTATCAAAATAAACATCGACTGACGGCTCTGCTAAATAAATTTTTATTATTGGTACACCATCAGAGCCAGCATTAGCGGAAGTATCAACATCCATCCTGTATTCATTGTAGCCCGTTAAATCAACCACGCCATTTTTCCAAGTTGATGCGCCACTATCGTCAGTGTGAGTTACTCCAGCAGATAAAATATCAGCGTTTCTATTTGATGCTAAATTATATTGTTGCTTAACCGTTCCGTCTGAGTAAGTCAATTCAGCCCAGCAGTTAGTGTCAGTTAATGTTGTCGTGTTAGCTACTGCGAAATATATTCTTAGCGTGTCACTAGATGCACTTGACAAATCAGCAAATACAGAAGGTAAATCTATCACTAACGGGTTGAATTTTGAGGTGGTGGACTTGGTTGTGGTTTTTATACTTACTTTTGTACCACTTGGGAATGCTGTTGATTCATTTCTGTGTATCCCGCTATCAGACTCATCTGCCGCATCCCCTTGCATTGTACGAACAAAAAACTGATACTCAGCGCCAGCGCTTGTTTTTGATGAATTAAAAGTAGAAAACTTATGATTTAAGTTTGTAAATTCTTCCTCAACAAACCCCGGAGATGATGTGCTTAAACTGCACCCAATCAAATTAACGTCGAGTAAATCATCAGTGCTCGGTGAAGCACCAACAAATCTTAATAGGTATGTTGAAACTTGAGTAAGATCAACGCCCGTAAGCTTGACTTTTGCACCACCGCTGTCCCAATTTGAGAACATAAACCTATCATCCGTAATAACTGCACCACCGTTCATTTCCAAATAAACACCGTTTGACAGGT